CGGTTTGCGCTTGCGGTGCCGCGATCTGTGCCGCGATCGAACTTGCCGTGTCAATGTTGCTCTCCCTTACTACCCGGTGGTGTCTGGCACCCGGACTGGGTGCGCACAAGGACGATGTTTCCAGCGCTGAGGCACCCTCAATACGCTTGCTGCATCAGGTCAACCGACCTCGCCCACCTATCGGAGCTCTTTCATGCCCTCGACCCGCGAGACGATCCTTGCAGCGCTGACGGCGCAGCTGGCCGCGCGCGCAGGCGCCGAGGTGCGGCGCAACGCGATGCTGCCGGAGCGGGTGCCGGCCGAAGGGCTGGTGATCCTGCGCGACGGCAATCCTGGCGAGCCGGATGTGACGCTGAGCCCGTGGCGGGCCTACTACCGCCACCGCGTGGAGATCGAGGCGTTCATGCCGCCGGGCGCGGCGGAGGCGGCGCTCGACGGGCTCTTGGCCCGCATCGGGGCCGCGCTGGCGCATGACGACAGCCTCGGTGGGCGGGTGGAGCTGATGACGCCCTCGGCGCCGGAGCTGCAGCCGGTGCCGGTGGAAGGCGGCGCGCCGTTTCTGGCGGCCGCGCTGGCGGTCACGCTGGAATACCAGGTCAGCGACCCGCTGAGCGGGTGAGCGCGCCGGACAGGCGCGGCCATCTCGAGACATCACATCTGCACATCACAGGGAGGATCAGCATGGGCAAGCAACGCGCCTATGGCGCCGATGCCACACTCAGGGCCGTGCGCGAGACGCAGTATGGCGGGGCCACCACGGGCCCGGTGCGGGCGCTCGACTTCAAGACGGCGGATCTGTCGGCGAGCATCCCGCTCGGCGACGACCCGCTGCTGGGGCGCGGGCGCAACGCGCAGGACCCGTATCGCGGGCTTGTCACCGATGAGGGCCAGCTGGAGATCCCGTTCGATCTGCAGGGCACCGGCTGGTGGATGACGGCGCTGTTCGGCGATCCGCAGACCACGTCGCAGGCAGCCGCGGGACGGATCACCTTCGCGGATAATCCTGTGCCGGGCGACACGCTCACGCTGAACGGCGTGGCCTGGACCTTTGTTGCCGGGGTTGCTTCGGGCGACGAGACCGAGATCGGCGCGACGCTGGCCGATACGCTCGCAGCGCTGGCCTCGGATCTCAACGCCGCCACTGATCCCGCCATCGCGGTCGCGAGCTACACGGTCGAGGATGACACGGCGCTGGTGATCACCCATGACGCCACTGGCCCCGACGGCAATGCCTTCACGCTGGACGCCTCGGCCGCACAGCGCGCCACCCCCACGCTCACCGGTGGCGGCTATCGCCATGTCTGGCGCAGCGGGGCCGACAGCATCCCGTCCTTCCTGATCGAGATCGGGCATCCCAAGCTCACCACCCCGGTCTTCTTTCGCCATGCGGGCGCGGTGCTGGAGGAGCTGTCGTTTCAGATGGGCCAGGAAGGACCGGCCAATGCCACCGTCTCGGTCGTGGCGCAGGGCGAGGAGACCGCGCATGCGACGCTGGACGCAAACCCCGCCGCCTTTGCGCTGCGCCGTTTCAGCCAGGGGCGCGGACGCATCGCGCGGGCAGGATCACCGCTGGCGGGGGTCACGGCCGGATCGCTGACCTTCTCCAACGGCATCGAGCGGGTGCGGTCGATCCGCGAGGATGGCCGCATCGATGGCGCCGATCCGACCCTTGCTACCTGCGAGGGATCGCTGACCGTGCGCTTCGATGGCGAGACGCTGATGGCTGAAGCCGCCAGCGGCGATCCGGTCGCGCTGGTCTACGGCTTTGCGATGGCCGAGGGCTATGCGCTCAGCTTCACCCTGCCGCGGGTCTACCTGCCCAAGCCGAAGTATTCGATCACCGGCCCCGCCGGGGTCGAGGCGAGTTTCGACTGGCGCGCCGCCGCCGATGCGACCGGCGTGATGCTCGAGGTCGCGCTTCTCAACGATATCCCAACCCATGGAGACCCTTGATGATCCGTCTCGACCTGTCCGCGTCGCCCGACTGGCTCGATCTCGGCCACGGTGTGCAGCTGCGCGTGGCGCCCATAACCACCTCACTGATGAACCGGGCCCGCGAGGAGCCGATCCTCGCGGAGCTGCCGGAAGAGGCCAGCGCGAACCGGCGCGGCATAGCCCTCGCAAAGGCGCTGGCGCGGGTGGCCGTGGATGACTGGGCCGGCGTGCATGACGCCGAAGACGCGCCGGCCGAACTCACCCCCGAAGGGCTCGACGCGCTGCTCGAGATCGTGCCGATCTTCGAGGCGTTCCAGCTGCGCTACGTGGCGCCGGGCCTGCATCTGGAGCAGGAAAAAAACGCCTCAGCGCCCTCGCCGAGTGGCACTTCGGCGGGGGCGCGCAATACTGCAACAACTGCCCGCACATCTGCCAAGCCTGCCCGGCGCGGCAAAACGCGCCGCTGACGCGCGAGGGCACACTGGCCTGGGATGTCGCGCAGGCGGCCACGGGACAGTTGCGGGTCGCCGAGGGCGCGGTGCTCGGCTGGGAGATGGGTGCGGTGCTGGCCATGGCCACGGCTGCCGGGCTCGATCCACGTGCGGCTGTCGAGCTGCTGCCGGTGATAGAGGTGGCGATGGCGCGCGCGGTCAACGCGCAGATCCGGGCGCAACGCCCGCAGTGAACACACACGTCGTCAAACTTGAACGAAATCGGGGGTCAGCAGGATGACCAGCGCGACCAAACAGGTCACGGTGCGGCTGGCGGCCGAGGGCGGCCGGCAGGTGCGCGCCGAGCTCAGGGGGATCGGCGCGGACGGCGCCACCGCGTTCCAGCGGCTGAGCTCGGAAATGGAAGCCGCCAATGCGCGCGCCGACCGGTTCTTTCGCCGGCTGCGGATCGCGGCCGCGGCAGGTGCTGCGGCCGTGGGGGCTGCGGCCACGGCGATGATCCGCAGCGGGCTGCAGGTCGTCGACAGCCAGGCCAAGCTGGCGCAGTCGCTGGGCACCACGGTCGCCTCGATCCAGACGCTGGAGCGCGCGGGCGAGCTGGCGGGCGTGTCGATGTCGGGGATCGAGCAGGCCACCAAGGATCTGACGCGCCGTCTCAGCCAGGCCGCGGCAGGCACCGGTCCCGCGGCGGACGCGCTGGACCGGCTGGGGCTGTCGGCCACCGAGCTGATCGCGCTGCCGCTCGATGCGCGTGTGGGGGCGATCAACGCCGCCATCGAGGAGTTCGTTCCCGCTGCCGAGCGGGCAGCGGTGGCGGGCCAGCTCTTCGGCGAGGAAGGCTCCATCGCCATGGGCCGGATCGACAGCGCCACGCTGCGCCAGGCGACGAAGGACGTGCGCGCCTTCGGGGTGGTGGTGTCTGCGCAGGATGCCGCACAGATCGAGCGGACCAACGATGCGATCTCGCGGCTGGGGCTGATCTGGCGCGGGCTGGCCAACCAGCTCGCGGTCGCGGCGGCCCCGGCGCTCGAGGCCGTGGCCGACGCGATGGAGGCACTCGCGGAACGCAGCGGCCCGGTGGGCCGGGCCATAGAGCTTGTTCTGGGCAATCTCGACCGGCTGGCGGCCACGCTCGCGGCCGTTGCGGGGCTGGTGGCCGGGCGCTTTGTCGCCGGGCTTGCGGTTGCAGCTGTCAGCGTGCGCGGGCTGGCCACGGCGCTGGCGCTGCTGCGCGGGGTGCTCATACGGCTGCCCTTCGTGGCGCTGGTGATCGGGGCACAGGAGCTGATCCTGCGCTTTGGCCGGTTGGTCGCGGCGGCGGGGAGCTTCTCCGACGCCCTCGATCTCATGCGCGGCGTGGCCAGGGATGTCTGGGACCGGATGGGCACTGGCGCTCGGGCGCTCGGGGCGACGGTGGCGGCAGTATGGGCGGGAATTCGCGCCAGCGTGGCCGACGGGGTGCAGGCCAGTCTCGATGCGGTCGCGCGCGGGGCCTCGCTGATCATCAACACCTGGCGCGGGGCGTTCGCGGCGATCCGCACAATCTGGTCCGATCTGCCGGTAGTGCTGGGCGAGGTCGTGACCGGTGCGGCCAATGCCATGGTACGCGGCGTGGAGCGAATGCTGAACGCGGTGATCGGGCGCGTGAACCGCTTCATCGCCGGCATCAACACGGTGCTTGGCGCATTGCCGGCATGGGCCGTGGGCGATGGCGGGCTGCGCATCGGGACGCTGGACGATGTCAGCCTCGCGGGATTCGAGAACCGGTTCGCGGGCGCGGCGCGCGATGCCGGCGGCCGGGCGGCCGAGGCGTTCACGCAGGCCTTCGAGAAGGACTACCGGATCCCGGATCTGGGGCTCGGGGCCTATGCCGCGGACGCCCGCGCCACGCAGGACGCCCTGCGCGGGGTGGCCGACGAACTGCGCGCCGCAGCAACCGGGCCGCTGGAGTCGGTCGAGGCGATCCGGGAGGTGCTGGCGCAGACCTCGGAGGCTGCCGAGGGGGCGGCGGAGTCGGTGGCCGGGATCGGGGACGCCTTCGATGGCGTCTCCGGTGCTGGCAAGGACGGTGCAGCAGGCGGCAGCAGTTCTGGCGGCGCGGCTGGTCGTGCTGCCGAGGCCGCGACGACTGCCGGCAACGCGATTGCGGCGGCGAGCGAGACGGCGGCGCGGGGCTGGAATGCGGTCGCAGACAGCCTGCAGGGCTATGCCGACAGTGCGATGGAGACCGGCCGGCAGATCGGCGAGGCGTTGGTCAGCGCGTTTCGCGGCGCCGAGGACGCGCTTCTGACGCTGGTCACGAAGGGCAAGGTGGATTTCCGCGATCTGGCGAACTCGATCCTGGAGGACATCACCCGCATCGCGCTGCGCTCGGCGGTGCTCGGCCCCCTCGCCAACTGGCTGGGCGGTGCGCTTGGCGGGATCGGGGGCGGTCTTGGAGGTAGCCTGGGCGGCAGCCTCACCGCGGCGGTGGCGCATTCCGGCGGCGTGATCGGCGTCTCGGCACTGCCGAAGCGGCAGGTGCCGGCCATGGC